AAATTTTGTAGAAAAGAATTTATTTCAAAATTTAAAAGATACATTATTTTCTTCTAACATCAGTTGGTACTATTCACCTGCAATGGTAACAGATAGTTCCTTTAATAAAACGACTGCTAATGATTCTGGTTTTTGGTATCATAACTTTTATTTTAGAGGAGAAGTTCTTTCTCCTTTTTATGATACGTTAATTAAACCAATCCTAGATCCTCTTAAAATATCTGAACTATACAATGTAAGAGCAAACTGCATGTATAATCCGATAGGATCAAATAGAGTTATTTCTGATTGGCACGTAGATTTAAAAGATCAAAATGCAACAACTGGTATTTTATACATGAATACTTGTAATGGTATGACAGAGATTAAAGAAGATAAAGTCGTAGGTCAGGAGTCTGTTGAAAATACTTTTATTAGTTTTAATTCTATGTTACAACACAGAGCAATTGGTCAAACTAACAGCTTAAGAAGAATTGTGATTAATTTTAATTATTATGTATAAGATAATTGATAACTTTTTAGATGAAAAAGAATTCAAAGAAATTTCGTTGATGACAACGACTTACTTTCCTTGGTTTATGCAAGAGCGTACATCTGGTCAAGGTGATGAAGAAAGAGACAAAGAAAATTTATACTTTACACATTCTTTTTATACGCAAAGTAAATGGAATTCTGATTTTGGTAAAATAGTTTTTCCTATACTTAATAAATTGGATATCAAAGCTCTAATAAGGGTTAAAGGTAATCTTTACACAAGATCAGAAAAACTTTTTGTACACAACAAACATGTGGATTATGAATACAAACATGAAGGTGCTCTATATTACGTAAACGATAATGATGGATACACAATTTTAGATGGCGGTGCTAAGATAGAAAGTAAGAAAAACAGACTTCTTTTATTTGATCCTTCACAACCTCATTCAAGCACAACTTGCACAGACTCACCATCAAGAATAAATATTAATATAAATTTTTTCTAATGAAAAAAACAGTTTTTCCATTATTCTCAACTCCTTTATTTGAGGTAACTGATTTACCTTTAGATAATAAAAAGATAGCAAAGTTTTTTATAAATTATGCAAAGAAGAATAAAAGTAGAATACTTACAAACGAGGGTGGCTATCAATCTAATGATGTTAAAGATGTTAGTAATCCAGAGTTTGATAAATTCAAAGCTTTGCTTTTTGAAGCAGCTAAAGAATATTCAAGAATTTTAGAAATAGAGGAGATTTCAAAGTTTGCACAAATTTGGTTTAACATAAATCAAAAAACTCATTTCAATAATTCACATAAACATTTAAATTCAATGTTCTCAGGTGTGTATTATGTAAAAGCTCCAAAGAATTCAGGTAACCTGAGTTTTAAACACAATGTAAATGATTTCCAATATGCTTGGAATCACTTCAATCCTATTAAACCAAAACAATTTAATATGTTTAACTCAGGCACATGGATTATTAAGCCAAGTGCTGGTAATCTATATCTTTTTCCATGTTGGGCTGAACACATGGTTGGTATAAACGAATCTAAGGAAGAAAGAATATCTATAGCTTTTGATATAATATGAAATTAATAAATAAAATTACAATTGTTGGAGGTGGCACCGCAGGATGGCTTACTGCTGCATATTTAAGTCATCAGTTTCCTTTTTATAAGATAACTTTGGTGGATAAAGAAAAAAGCACACCAGTGGGCGTTGGAGAGGGGACGTTATTAAACTTCGGTAAATTTTTACACGCGTGTGGTTTTAAAAAAGCAGAATGGTATGGAAAATTAAAAGCTGTTCATAAAGCAGGTATTTTATTTCCTAAGTTTATTTCAGATAATAAAACGATTTGGCATCCATTTAATTATAAAGGAAGTTTTGACAAATGGTCTAATGATCAAACAAAAGATTTTAAACAAGAGGTATTATCTCTATATGACGAAGCAGTAATAAACAATATTACAAGAGCCGATCAAATAGATAACTATGCTTACAATGTTGATTGTAGTGAACTTGTCAAATTTATTCAAGAAAAGATTAAAGATAAAATACAAATAATAAGACACGAAGTTAAATCAATTGAAAGAGATGAAAATAATTTTATAAAACATTTACATTTAGAAAATGGCGATAATGTTGATTCTGATTTATTTATTGACTGCACAGGTTTTAAAGCATTACTTAATAATAATAAAAAACTAGTTAATTTAAAAGATAGACTTATTTGTGATACAGCTATTGCTGCACACATACCTTACGTAGACAAAAAAGAAAAACACCCATATGTAAAATCTGAAGCAGTAAGTTGTGGATGGATTTGGGATATACCAGTAACAGAAAGAATTGGTTCTGGTGTGGTTTTTAACAGAAGTATTACAAAACCTGAAGATGCTTTAAAAGTTCTAAATTCTTATTGGCAAAATCCTAAGAGAGAGGGTATACAAAAATCAAAACTTATTGATTGGACTCCTTACTATAGTAAAAACTTTTGGCATGAAAACGTAGTTCATATTGGATTGTCTGCTGCATTCATTGAACCGCTTGAAAGCACAGGGGTAGCTTTAATAATGGATGGTATTTATCATTTTGCCTCTCGTATAGAAAAGTTGTACTACAACAAAAGAGACATAGATATTTATAATCAAGTGATGGAATTATTCTTAGAAGAATCTATAGACTTTGTTAATATGCATTATGTTAACAACAATAAAACAGAAAAGTTTTGGAGGATTGCATCTTCTACTCTAAAGATGTCTGATAGACAAAAATATTATATTGAAATGTTAAAAAATACGGATATCTCTATAGATCTAATAGCAAGAAGTAATGCCTTTCAAAAATACAATTTTTTCTCAACATTTAATTGGATTGTTTGGTTGATTCAATCAGGATATAGTGTAAAATCAAGAATATGGCGATAACAAGATCACAAATGACACAACAGGTTGATGGTAAATTAAGAGGCGCTAGAAATGAGAAGAAAAAAGAAAAGAAGAAAATTTTTGCCAAAAAACCCAATAAAAAGAATCCTCTCGCTAGGACATTTACTGTTTAAGCCAAGAGTGATACAATCTAAAAAGTTGTATAACAGAAAGAGGCTTAAACAAAATGACAAAACTTTGTCCGAGAGGTAAAGCAGCAGCGAAGAGAAAATTTAAAGTTTATCCGTCAGCATATGCTAACGCATACGCTAGCAAAATTTGTGCGGGTAAAATTAAAGATCCATCTGGTAAAAAAAGAAAAGATTGGGGACCTAAGAAAGCAAACAAAGGTACAATTGTAGCTGTTGCAAATAAATTAGAGAAAGCTTCTAAGACACATGCAGCTCAAGCAAAAGCATTAAGAGGTATCAAGAAAGCTAACAAAGGTTATTTCAATGATCAACCAATTGAAAAAACTCAAGACGATTACTTTTTAGATAATATGCCTAATAGAGATCCATACAATGGACCTCTTATTAAAGAAAATTTAGATGGACAAGAAGTTTCAAACAAAAGCAGTCGTGCATACTACAAAGGTATGATCGATGTCTAAAAGAGGGACATGCTGGGTTGGATACGAACAAAAGGGGATGAAGAAAAAAGGTAACCGAATGGTTCCTAATTGTGTCCCTGCTGGTATGAAATCAGGAGGATTAAAAAAATGGTTTTCAGAAAAATGGGTAGACATTGGTTCGAAGAAAAAAGACGGATCATATCAAGAATGTGGAAGAAAATCTGCGAGCGGTTCGAAGCGCAAGTATCCCAAGTGCGTCCCTGCTGCCAAAGCGGCAAGGATGACAGACTCTCAGAAGCGGAGTGCCGTTGCAAGGAAAAGAAGTAGAGCACAAGGAGTAGGTGGTAAACCTACAAATGTGAAGACGTTTGCCTCAAAGGGTGCGTTTACTAAACTATATTATGGTGGTATGATAGACGCATAATGGAACAAGCAACAGAATATAAGAAGTATCTTGAATTTCTGAGAAAGGCTACTCAAGATGCTAAAAAAAATAAAAAACCAATTAAGCCAAAGAAACTTGCTTGCGGTGGTATGGGCATAGCAGTCAGAGGCGGAAATTTTGAAGGAGTAAAATAATGGCACTTAAAGGAAACCAAAAAAAGATAGACAAAAACAAAAATAATAGAATTGATGCTGAAGACTTCAGACTGTTAAAAGCAGGAAAAATGGGTGGTGGTATGATGAAAAGAACTGCCTATAAAACAGGTGGAGTAGCTATGGGCGGAGGTCATAAGAATTATAAAATGACTGGTAAAGTTGGAAAAGCCAAAGCCGGCAAAATGATGAAAAAATAGTAGGATTATGAAATGGCAAGTTCAGGTACTACAAGTTTTAATATTACAATCGATGACGTTATTGAAGAAGCTTACGAAAGATGTGGCGTAAGAACTAATTCAGGTCACGATATTAAATCAGCAAGAAGAAGCCTGAACTTATTATTTTCTGAATGGGGTAATAGAGGTATTAACCTTTGGAAAGTTAAATCAAAAACAGAAACTTTAGTAAATGGACAAGTAACTTACAATACACCAAGTGATTGTAATGATGTGCTTGAAGCTGTCGTTACAGTTTCAGGTGGCACACAACAGAGTTTAACAAAAGTTTCTAGATCTGAGTACATTGCAATACCAAACAAAACATCTACAGGAACTCCGTCACAATATTACGTCGACAGACAAATTACACCAACTATAAGTTTATACTTAGCACCAGATACAAGTGCTGTTACAAATATCTTTTACTACTATCTCGCAAGAATTGAAGATGCAGGTGCTTACACGAATACATCCGATATGCCTTTCAGATTTTTCCCATGTATGGTTTCTGGATTAGCTTTCTATTTAGCACAAAAAATTGCTCCAGATAGAGTTCAAGCATTAAAATTATATTATGAAGATGAATTAAAAAGAGCATTAGATGAAGATGGTCAAAGAACTTCAGTCTATATTTCACCTAATGTTTATTACCCACAGAGTTAATTATGGCATACGCAAAAGGTAAACATTCACAATCAATTTCTGACCGATCAGGACAAGCATTTCCATACACTGAAATGGTTAAAGAATGGAATGGTTCTTTGGTGCATATTTCTGAATTTGAAGCAAAGCATCCTCAACTAGATCCAAAGCCTCATATGGCTGATCCTGAAGCGTTATACAATGCTAGAAATCAAAAGTTTCAACAACCTCAGACTGTTAATGGAGTAGTAGCTGACTCTGGTGGTAAAACGGTAGGGGTAGCAAATTTAACTTTACCTGGTAATTTTAGTTTTCTATCTTCAGGCATGCAGCCTGAAAACGGCTCTTTGCAAAATAGAAGAAGAGCTTTAACAATTAATTTAAGTTCTGTAACAGTGAGTATATCATAATGGCTATAACTTATTCGAATTTTTTAACTCAAGTCAGAAACTATACAGAAGTTGATAGTAATGTTTTGACTGATGCACTTTTAGATCAATTAATAAGAAACGCTGAACTGTCAATTGCTGGTGCTGTGGACTATGATGATTTAAGAAAATACGCAACATCTAATTTTACAGCTTCAAACAGATATGTAAGCTTACCATCTGATGCTATAATTATAAGATCGATTCAAGTAATAAATGGCTCTGATAGAAGTTTTCTAGACAAGAGAGATACAAGTTTTATTTCAGAGTACAATAGTGGAGGATCTACAGGTTTACCAAAATATTGGGCAAATTGGGATGATGCTAATTTACTAGTGGCTCCTACGCCTGACCAAGCATATGTAGTTCAAATTAACTACATAAAAGATGCACCACATTTCACTTCAACAAATAATACCTTCTTATCTGTGAATCAAGAAAATCTCCTTCTCTATGGAACTCTTGTAGAAGCCTTTGCTTACTTAAAAGGGCCGCAGGATCTTTACACACAGTATAAAGGTATGTATGATGAGAGTATACAGGCTTTTGCTTTACAACAAATGGGTAGAAGACGTAAAGATGAGTATATGGATGGAGTGCCGAGAATAAAAGTACCTTCGCCTTCGCCATAAACTAAATAAATTTTATAGGGAGATATAATTATGGCAATAACAACAAATGCAATATGTAATTCTTTTAAAAAAGAAGTTTTAGAAGGAAAGCATGATTTCCAAACTACAGGCGGAAGTGTTTTCAAATTAGCGATGTACACTTCTCAAGCGACTTTAGGAAAATCAACAACTTCATTCACAACAGGTAATGAAGCTTCATCACCAGCAGGATACTCTTCTGGTGGAAAAGCTCTAGTCAAACCAAATCCAGCGACTTCTGTAGCTTCAGATGTTGCAATCGTGGATTTCAATGATCTATCTTTTACAAACGTAACTTTAACTGCAAGAGGTGCATTAATTTACAATACATCAAACTCTAACTCAGCAGTCGCTGTTTTAGATTTTGGAGCTGATAAAACTGCAACGTCAGGAACTTTTACTATTCAGTTTCCGTCGTTCACAACGAGTGCAGCAATATTAAGAATATCATAATCTAAGGGGGAGCCGGTGCTATGGCAAATTACACATATACCGTAACCGTAGCATCCGGTAACTCATACGGAGGTGGTACTGGCAACGTTTATTATTTAAACGGTGCAAGAAATTCTACAGGCCCTGGCACAGTAAATTGGGTAAATGGTGGAACTTTAAGATTTGAACAAAGCGATAGCTCAAACGATAACCACCCATTAATTTTTTCTACAAATACAAACACATCTGGAATTATTTCGTCAGGTGTAACTTACTACTTAGATGGTGCCAGCAATCAAGCTAACTACATTAACACCACAACTTTTAATGCAGCCACAACAAGATACGTCGAAGTAACTCCTTCGTCCGAAACAGATTTTTATTATCTTTGTTATGTTCACGGAATTGGTATGGGTGGTATCATGGACATCACTCAAAATACTTACGGTGCTTTAGCTTGGAATACAGGAGTTTGGGGTAATCAACCCAATCAAAATATTAATGCAACAGGTTTATCTGCTACATCAAATTTAGGAAATGTAATATTTAATTTTGCTAGAGGTTGGGGTGGAGAATTTTGGGGTTCTACAGGTTGGGGAACTTATCTCGCCAATGTAAATCAAGAAACTACAGGATCTTCATTAACTTCAGCTATAGGTAGCAACTCAGTAATTAATGAAATCAATGCAGGTTGGGGCGCACAAACTTGGGCGTCTGGATCTTGGGGTAACTTAACTGACAATAATGGTATCGCTGTTGGATCACAATTAACAAGTGGTGTTGGAAGCGTAATTGCAGAAGGTGTTGTAAATATAGGTTGGGGTGCAGATACTTGGGGTGAAAACCTTTGGGGTAATCTTGCTCCATCTGTAGTTTTACCTTCAGGATCTTCAGCAACAGCAACCGCAGGTCAAGTTACTGCAGAGGGAGTAGTAAATTCAGGTTGGGGTAGATTAGCGTGGAACGAAGGCTCTTGGGGTATTGCAGGAACCGTTCTTGCTACAGGATCACAAATGATTTCTGCAATTGGAGCTGTAACAGCAGAAGGTTTAATTGAAGAAGGTTGGGGTCGAGGTAGATGGGGTAACAGAGCTTGGGGTGAAACAAGTTCAACTAATCTCGTTGGAATACAATTAACTTCTGCGATAGGAACACCTACAGCTATCACTGATGTAGACGTCAGTGTAACAGGTCAACAACTAAATTTCTTTAATATTGGAACATACAGTGTTCAAGTAGATGCAAGTGTTTCAGTAATTCAAGCAGGTGAAACTTTATTAAATCTTTCTTTAGGAACTTTCTCACTTGAACAAAATACAGTTGAACAAGTAACAGGATTACAATTAAACGGTTCTGTAGGTCAAGCAGTTGGTGGAACAAAAATTGATGTAGGGGTAACAGGCAATAACATCACTTCTAGCGCAGGCCAAAGCACTGTAGTTGGAACAGCAAATTTAGATCTTACAGGTCAGGCTCTCTCATTATCATTAGGAGCGGCTCAACAAGCTACAAAATACGATGTTTCTGGGGTTCAATTATCAACATCAATTGGAACTGTTTCAGTAACGGGTACAGGTAAAGTTATACCTTCTGGACAAGTATTGACAGGATCAGTGGGTACCCTTAAAATCTCAGCATGGAATGAGATCAATCCAAATGTAACTAATGTTTGGAAGGAGGTTGATCTAGCTGCATAGTTAGGTTAAAATTAAAATTATTAGGAGATAAAATTTATGGCATCAAGTTATTCAACAGACCTCAAACTAGAATTAATGGTAACCGGTGAAAATGCGGGTACTTGGGGTGATAAAACAAATACAAATTTAAATCTTTTACAACAAGCAATTGCTGGATACGAATCAGTAACTTTATCATCTGGAGCTACAACTGCTCTTGCAATGACAAACGCTCAGTTATCAAATGCAAGAAACATGATCATCAAGTTTGCAACGATTACTGCAGGCGCGTCTACTGTTTGTACAATACCAGATGGAATTGAAAAATTTTACATATTCGATTGTACTGCTGTATCTAGCCCAACAAATTTAACAATTAAAACTGCAAGTGGAACTGGATTTACTCCAGATGCACAAAAAATTTATGCAGCGTATTCCGACGGAACAAACTTAACTGAAGTATCTCTTGATACTTTGGGTGGTACTATTGGATCTGCACAAATTGCTGACAACGCAATCACAACTGCAAAAATTTCAAACGCAAATGTGACTACTGCGAAAATTGATGATAACGCAATCACAACTGCAAAAATTTCTCAATCACAAGTAACTCAAAGTAAAATGGCGACTGACTCAGTCGGTCCTGCTCAGCTTATTGCAACAGGTGTTTCAGCTGGTAACTATACTTCAGCGACAATCACTGTTGATGCTGACGGAAGAATTTCTGCAGCGAGTGCAGGTTCGTCTGGACCTACAACTCAAATGCAAGTCAAAGCGGGTTACACATCAGGTTCAGGAACTTACACTGCTAACGCAACAGCAACTGTTGTTGGAGCGTTCATGAGAGGTGGCGGAGGCGGACCTGGAGGAAATTGGCAAAACGGTGCTCTTGGAACAAGAGGCGGATTAGGAGGTTTTGGATATTTCGAAACTCCAATCTCACAACCTTACTCACAACCTTACTCAGTAGGTAGTGGCGGTAACCAAGGACCTTACCAAGCTGTTGGTAACGCGGGTGGCGCAACAACGATTGCTAACTTAGGAACTGCAAACGGCGGTCCTGGAGGCCCAGCTGCACAATTTGGTGGTAACCAAGCAAACTATGGTGCATCACCAGGTTCAGCACCAGGAGCTTTAGTTGGATATCCTCCTGTATCTCAAACATACAGTGTGTTAGGAGCTAACTTTACTTCTCCAAGTACTTTGGATGGTATAACTGGGTTCACTACTAATGGACCTTTCGGTAACAGTCCGACTGCACCTTACGACTTTGGTAATAATACAAAAATTGGTTCTGGAGAAATTGTTCCAGATGTATTATCTCAATCACCTACATCTGGTGGTGGTAACTTTGGAGGCGGAGGCCCTGCTGGACAAGGTACTGCAGGTAAAACAGGATTTTTATTAATTTTAGAAGACATTGGTCCAAAAGATCTGTCAGATACAATTTAATAGGGGAGAATAGAATATGGCATACGCAATTTTTGATCAAGTAAACGGATCTCTAAAAAAAATAGCTTCCGACGATTCTCACAGAGACTATATCATAGAAGCTCATCCAGGAGCTCTTGCTATCAATATATCTGATGCTGAATTTCAGAAAATTAGAAAAGGTTTATCCGATGTAACTGCAAATGTAGAAACAAATGCATTAACTTGGGATGATAAATTTTCTGAAGGAACGACAGCAGATGAAATGGGGTACATAGATGCAGATGGGTTAACTAATGATATCGCTGCTACGATTGCTGCAATCGATGCATCAGTATCTGCATATCCAAGTAATGGTATGGTAAGTATCTTGAATTCTTACAAATCTACTTTACAAGGATTAGATCACTCTGGTGTGAGTTATCCAACTACAGGTGTTTTTGCAACAACTTTAGATGGACTTGGTGTAAATCCTGCATATACTGCTTTACAAATTCCATAAGCTAAACTATATAAACTATAATGTTTGAGAACATTATAGAATTCATAGCCCCAAAAGAATTTGTCGAGTTAAAATTAGGTCATCCAAAACCTATAAAATTAAATATACCTGAGTGGTTTAAAAAACTAGAACATACACCCATACATAGGACAGTAAAGGGATGTATGCCTTTTCTAGACACTCTTACCACAGGTTATGTTTTAGAATTACCTCAAGATGTATTAATTCAACATAACATACCTAATCATGAAGGGGTGCCATCTTTTTATGCACGGTTTGGTCTAGGGGAGGAAAACCTAGGTGGCCCACATAAATTAAATATAAATGATGCAGGTTACACAAAAGATTCTATGCAC